ATCCTTGCCTGCCTCTTTTCATTGGCCCGATAATCCGCTATCTGCTTCATCGAAAGCTAAGCTAAGCTAAGCTAAGCGGTTGCGGTTGCGGTTGCGGCTGCCTTCGCCTAGCCGTCGCACTTTACAATACAGAAGCCGAGCATGCTCAAGAACATAAATTCCGCCAAGCAAAAGGTCAGCGTCAATGCGTCGCTTTGCTGCTAGAGCTCTCATTATCTCAATTTTCTTGACTGGATGTAGCAAAGCTATGAATCCACCCGACATCAAACAGAATCCGCATCCCGTCAAACGTTACGAGGTCACCGCTACCACAGAAGCGCCGGGTTCTTGGGATTCAGTGAGCGGCACGGTGTTCTTTGATGTGATCAACTTGGAATGCACCCCCAAAGATGAATTTCTTGGAGTACATGCTAAGCCACAAGATGTGCCGATCGATTTTAAAATGACCCGCGTAGACGAGAAGACCTGGAAGGGTTATTTCTACAGAGACTCCATGTTGGATGAAGATTATTATGGCTTGGGTGTCTGTCATTGGGATGCGAATGGCATAACGCCTGTCTTCATCGTTCATGGCAGAAACTTTGGTGCCGCTACCAACTTCTCAGAATCACTGAAAAGTCCGCAGGCGGATTACTTCAAAAAGATCGACTTTTTGGATCGCGCACCAACCCCGTATGGAGCGCCGGATTTTTCTGCCATCAACCCTGAGTATCAGAAAAACCCGAGTGCTTTTTTTCCAATTACGGTAAGCATTAAGGAAGCGATGCCATGAGCTCGACGGCTCAAGAGCAGGCCGCAGCAGCCGTCGATTCGTATAACAATCGATCACAAAGCGATGTCGATAGGCCATCGGAAGTCACTCTGGACGGACACAAATATACGGTGTTCGGCTATAAGGCTGACCCTATAACGGGTTTCCACGGCACGGCTTATCGCTCCAAAGAGACGGGGGATGTCGTCATCGCCTATCGCGGCACCGATCCTGATTTCAAGCAACATACCGGCACTATGGCTCAAGACATCGCCGTAGATGCGACGATGGTGCGGGATCGAATCAATCCGCAAGAGCCCGCCGCGAGCGCTTTCACGCAAGAAATGCTCACAAAGGCTGAAAGCATTGGCACTCCAAAAGATAAGGTGACCGTAGCCGGCCATTCGTTGGGTGGTGCGCTGGCGGAGATCGAGGCATCGAAATATGGCTTGCATGGCTCAACCATCAACGGCTACGGCGCAGTTGGCTTAGTTTCGGGTGTGCCCGAAGGTGGGAATCAGGTAACCAATTACGTGATGGCGGGCGATGTTGTCAGCGCCGCCAATCATCATTTCGGTCAGGTCGTGCCGCTCGCCAGTCCGGCGGATATCGATTCAGCAAGAGCGGGACGTTATCTAAATGCCTCGCCCGGTTCGCCACCGCCCAACCCTCTTCTGGCGATGAGTTTGAGCGATCACAGTGGCACCCATTTTGTCGGCCCGGACAGTGTGCTGAATGCCGACAAATTTGCGCAGTATCAAAAGAATTATGCGGACAACAAGGCCGGTGTCGATGCCTACCGCAAAGACGTATACCGCGAAGGCGGCGAGCTGACCGAGGCGCTGCATCAGGATCAAATGCACTACGGTCAGACGAGGCTGCCGCCGGATATTCAGCGGAACTTGAATGAATACCTGGCGGTGAACGCCGATCCGGCCATCCAGAAAAGTATCGAACAGAACGCCAAGATGGCGGGCGTCGAGCACTCACTGCAACAAGGTGCCGATGCGGTGCGGGCGGGCGGCCAGCATGTGCAATCGCAAGACGAGCGCGTGGCATCGGCGGCGCGCACGGTGGGCGACACCATGATGCCGCTGAACCCGGCAGCGCCACTGTTCGGTGCCGCGCTGGGCGAAGCGGCTCACCTGCATGGACAAGCGGCGCATGCCGCGGGCGACTTCGCCGCGAATCAGCTGCAATCGACCCGGCACGTCGTTGAGCAGGGCGCGCACAACCTCGCGGAAGGCGTCCAAGGAACGATTCACAACCCCGCGGTTCAAGGGGTGGCCGTGAAGGGCGTGAACAGTATTGTTGACGCGTATCACGGCGCCGAGACTGCTGGGCGGAATATCGAGCAGCGTTACGACGACACCAAGCAGGCTATTTCACACGGTATCGATGCGACCGAGCGGGCAGCCACGCAAGCCTATGATGGGACGCGGGGGGCGATGGTTCACGGCGCCCATGAGGCCAGCCAGGTGGCGCGCGCAGCGGCCGATGCAGCGGCGCAGAAAATCCATGCGGCCGGCGAAGTGGCCCATGAGGCGCTCGGCGCGGTCTCGGCCAAGGCCAACGAGGTCAGCCAGTCGATCCATAACACGCTGACGCCCAGCACCAATAGCCATCCTTCGACGGCAGTTCATCCGACGCAGGCGCCTGCGCCCGTGCATGCGCCCCATGATCTGCGCCATCCGGAAAACCCCAAGCACGCGCAGTACGAAAAGACGAAGGAACTAGTGGCCGGCGCCTATGGCAAACACGGCATGTCGCTCAACCCCGAGCAGCTTGAGCGCACCACGGCGGGCGTGATGCTGGACGCGCAGAAGCGTCAGGTGAAGGACATCAAGGAAGTCCATCTGAATCCCGATCCGCGCACCCACCAAGTGGGTCCGAATAGCCATGTGCTGGCGTTCTCCGGCAATCCGCAGGAGGTCACGACCCGCAAGAGCGTTACCGATGTGCAGCAGGCGCAGCAGACGCCGCCCGAGCACAGCTACCAGCAGCTCGGGCAAGTCCACCAACAGCAGGCGCAGGTCAATGCACAGGTCCAAGCTCAGCAAGCGCAGGTCAACGCACAAGCTCAGCCGATGGTACTAGGTGGACCGGGGATGGGTGGACGGTAAGAGTTATCAGGTTCGCATCCGCATCAAGGTGCAGACGCAACGGATGCAAAACAGGACGTTCGTGCCAACGACTCATAGGATAGTTTCATGCTTGTTCTCATCCGCCGTATAGGCGAATCGCTGATGATCGGTGACAGCGCCAAGGTCACCGTACTGGGCGTCAAGGGCCTTCAGGTCCGAATCGGCATCGACGCGCCGACGCATGTTGAAGTGCATCGCCAAGAAATCTACGAACGTATTCAGAGCGGCGAAGTTTTCACAAAGAAACAGGCGCTCTAGAACCTCTCATGATCCGCAGAAGAAATTCGCTCCCCCTAAAAATGGCGTCGGTCAGTTTATTATTGCTTGGAGCTATCGTGTCGCTCTACACACTTCCCAAGCCCGTGTCTTTTTTAAGGGCAGCCGCGGCACTCTGCTTTATTTGGACATCGATTTATGTGGAACCTCCGGCACGGGCCACCACCTTGAACGACGTCTATCAAGCCAGTCGTTCGGACGGATGGCGTATGTCCACACGCGGCAAGCTCATGACGGTTGCGGGAATCGCATTATTTATCTACAGCTGGTACCGACAATACGCCGGCTAGTCCTTGCCCGGCCCCATCGGACGGAACCGGAACGCCTCCGCCCCGATCCGCGCGTTCAGGCCCAGCATGCGCGCCTGCAGCGGCGCAATCTCGTTCTGCATAAAGACGCGCGTGGTTTTCTCCACATCGCCGAAGCCGCCCGCGTTGACCGGGATCACGCCGAGCAGCTGCGGCGGCACGCGATGCGCCGCCAGCATGTCGTCGCGGCTGGTGTTCTTAATCGCCGCGAAATCGTCGCGTGCCGCCACTTCGCTGATCGGGATCAGCTGGATGCCGTCCTTCTTGCCGTTCGGCGAGTACATGAAGAGGTTGCGGAAGTTGCCCGGCCCCTTCGACTGCTTCAGCGCCTCGCGCATTGAATCCACGTCCGCCTGGTTCTGCGCCGGGTCGGTCATGTAGAGGATGAAGCCGGCATGCGAGCCGTTGTCGTAATACTTGCGCCGGAACAGCGTGGCCGAGCGGTTGAGCTGGGCAGCATGAAGCGCACTCAGGTATTCCGGCACGCCGTAGATTTCCTGATGCACGTCCGCATCCAGCAGATGCACGACCCGATCCGGCGCGAACGCGTGCTCGATGCCGTGTGTCGGCACGAACCAGAACACGCCCGGCTCGATGCCGGCGCGCGTATGCAGTGCGGGCGAACGGCGCAGGGACAGCAGCCGCCCGGACAGCGCCGGCAGTTTTTCCAGGTACGCATTGCCGAACGTGAGGTAGTCGGTGGCGAAGGCCGCGAAGTCATCGACGGACAGCGTGCGCGTGGGCACGAACGACGACACCAGCAAATTGCGCTTCACGTACAGCGCCGAGGAATGGTGCGGCGCCATCCGCGTCATGTGGGCGAGCCCGCGCAGATTCACCGGCGATTCGTACCAGCGGCCGTTCTGCCAGATTTCGGCGTAGTCCATGAGGGCGGCGCGATCGATCGGCTCAGGATCGCCGAAGGCGAACGCTTCCATGCGTGGTGTGACAGCCGGTGCAGCGTTCCCCTGTTTCGTGGTTCGTCGTTTGCGTGCGTGCATCAATAGAACTCCATAACATTGCGGTCGTGGGCGGCGCGACCCTCTAAGGGCTCGACCATGAGGGCATGCATGACCGACCACGCGAGATCGGCATGGCCGACCTCGGCGGATCGGCTGGCGTCGTAGGTGATGTGGCGACCGCTGGCCGTAACCGTCTTGCGAATCGCCATGAACGCGGCGGCGAGGTCGGTCCAGCCGGCGTCGAATTCGAGCCGGCCCTTGGACATGACGTCATGGGTTTTCAGGACCATGCGGCCCTTCACCTCGGGCGAATAGGTGATCGGTGTCGCCGCCGGGAAGAACTGGCGGACCAGCTGATACACGCCCGTCCCCATGCCGGTGACGTCGATGCCGATATGCACCACGTTGAAGCGGTCGCACAGCGCCCGGATTGAAGTCGCCTGGGCATCGAAGTCCTGCCCCGGCCACTGGTGCTTTTCCAGGATGCGGAAACCGTCGCGCGCCGCCTGCGGCAGCGCTAGTACGGTGCAGCCGGACGGATCGCCGCCCTGCGTTCCCTTGGACGGATCGAAGCCGATCGCCACCGGCGCGTTTCCGATCGGGCGCGGTGCCTCGAAGCGCACGTCATCCCACACGTCCCAGCTATCGACCAGACAGCGCCGGATCAGCGCGAACGGAAACACCGACGCGCCGTCATCGATGAATTCGCACAGCAGCAGCTGGCGGAACTCGTCCTCGCTGTATTCGAGCCGCAATTGCTCCAGGTCGAACAGGTCGCAACCGCCTGCCAGCGCATCCAGCACGGTGACGATCTGCCGCCACTGCCCGTCCCTGCAGCGCAGCCCACCGGCCAGCGCCGTATGCGAGATATCCAGCTCGATCCGGTCAGCCTTGGCGCGACCCTTGTTGTAGAGCGCGCCCGACCAGAACGGGTAGGCGTCGTGGCTTAGCGCCGAGGGTGTCGAAAAGTAGGTCTGCCGCCACCGCTTATGGATCGCCATGCCCGAGGCGACCTTGCGCAGCGTCTGGAAGCTGTGGACCCAGAAATACTCATCGAAATACAGGTTGCCGTGGTAGCTCTGGGCGGTGCGCGCATTGGTGCCGAGGAAATACAGCGTGGCGTCGCTCGGCAGGATCAGCGGATCGCCGCGCAGCTCCATGTCGGCGGCATCCTTCGCGAATTGCGTCAGGTACTGCCGGAACACATCCGCCTGCGCGCGGCTGGCCGACAGGAAGATCTGATTGCGATCCGTGTCGATCGCATCCACCAGCGCCTCGCGGGCGAAATACCACGTCGCGCCGATCTGTCGCGACTTCAAAATATTGCGAATGCGCTCGGTCAGGCCGGCGGTGTGCCAGCCGCGTTGGTAACCGAACAGCGAATCGCGGAACGCATCCCGTAATCGCTGCGCCTGCTCCGGGCTGAACTCGTTGCGTGCCGTTTTCTTTCGTGGCCCGCGGTTCCGGTTCGCCACCGCGGGATTGAGGTGGCCCTCGTGGCCGCCCGGCGCTTCGTAGCGCCGGATGCGCGCGAGGCGTTCAAGCTGCCGGCCGAGGAGATCGATTTCCTTGTAGTCGGCGCCGCTCTTGGTGTCCTTCAGGACGAGCTGACACATCCGCGCTTCCAGCGTGTGATCGACCCGGTCGATCGGCGCCATCGCGGCCCAGCCGCCGCGCTGCTTCCACGCCTCAACGGTGGAGCGCGCGGCGTTGAGTTTTTCGGCTATCGCGGTGATCGACCAGCCCTGGAAATACAGGTCACGCGCAAAGCGGCGCGGGTCGAGGGCGTCGGCGGGATTCGGCATGCGGCAAGCGTAGGGAGCGCTTCCCGGCAACTCGCGCGTGCCGCGTTCTGCCACGGCCGGCACAGAACCGCCTCGCGTTGCCGCTCAGTAGCTCGCCTCGCGATGCTGGCGACACCTCATCGCCCCAAGGCAGTTCATGGCCGTCAAGAAATCCAAAACGTTCCGCGTCGCCACCGAAGGCGCGACCGCCGATGGCCGCGTGATCGATCGCGCGTGGATTCAGCAGATGGCCGACACCTACGACCCGGCCGTCTATCGTGCCACGGTCAACATCGAGCACATCCGCAGCGCCCTGCCCGATTCACCGTTCAAGAATTACGGCGTGGTCGATCGCGCCCAGGCCATCGAGAACGCCAGCGGCAAGCTGGAACTGTTCGTGGCGATCACGCCGACCGACGATCTGGTGCGGCTGACGCGTGGCATGCAGAAGGTGTTTTCCAGTATCGAGGTCAACCCCAAGTTTGCTGGCACCGGCAAGGCATATCTCGTTGGCCTCGCGGTCACCGATACCCCGGCCAGCCTCGGCACCGAGATGCTCGCCTTCACCGCCGCGAACCCGGCCGAGAGTCCGCTGACCGCGCGCAAGCAGCATGCCGATAACGCGTTCAGCGTCGCCACCGAAACCGCCATCGAATTCATCGATGCCACGGACACGCCCGGCGTGCTGGAACGTGTGCGCCAGCGCTTCGCCAAGAAAGCCGCGAGCGACGACGCCCGCTTTGCCGATCTGGCCGAAGCCCTCCATGAAGTGGCCGAACACGGTCAGGTGCAAAGCACGCGCACCGCCGAGCAGTTGCAGCAGGTCGATCAGGAGATACGCGCACACCGGCGCGGCGTCGATGAGCTGACCCAGCGACTGGCCCGGCTCGAACAGTTGCTCGACACCACCGCGGCGCCCGGCACGACCCGCCCGACCGCGCAGGGTGACGGCCGCGTGCTGACCACGTTCTGACGCCTCGCGATTTGCGCCGCCCGACCTTTCCCCTTTTCGAGAATCCCGATGCGTACCGATACCCGCCTGGCCTATAACGCCTTCCTGACTCAGGTCGCCCACCTCAACGGCGTCCCCAGC